ATGAATTGATTAGTCAAGGAGATAAAGAGACTTTCCTCATACACGGAGCAACAGATGTCATACAACGGGAAGAGATTCGCAAGATCGTTGATAGGAAAACTAACTCGGTTTTGGTTGCGTCTTACGGAACCTGCTCTACTGGCATTAATATTAGGAATATTGATAACATTGTTTTCGCTAGCCCTTCTAAATCTGTTGTGAGAGTTCTTCAGAGTATCGGCAGAGGACTACGAAAATCAGATAGGAAACAGAATGTAAAGTTGTTTGATCTTTCAGATGATCTCTCTATAGGAAAATACGAAAACCATACTTTCCGACATCTTGGAGAGAGAATCAAAATATATACTAATGAGAAGTTTGATTATGAGATATCGAAAATTCATATAAGGAGATGATTATGACTGATGAGATTACGAGCAGAATCATCCGATTGAAAAATGGAGATGATGTGATAGCAAAGATTGTAAAGTCAGATCGAAAGAAATTGACTCTACAGAAACCCTTCTTATTCAGAACACAATCAGTGATTGATCCAATGAGCGGCATGAAGAAAGATGTAACCATGCTTCAGAGTTGGACTGCGTTTGCTGATAGTGATGAGATTACAATTCAACAAGAGAGTATTCTTGCATTTCTAAATCCCACAGGGGAAACAGAAAAACTCTATACCATAGAGAAGAAGCGAGAAGAAGAACTCAAGAAGAAAAGAAATGTAATCAACTACGATGACGAAGAGAATCCAAACTCACATCCACCAAAGAATCCTTTGGGTGATTTGTTTGATGTGAACAAAAACGTTGACGATGCCATGAAGAAAATGTATGACGAACTGGCAGATCAACTTGATGGTGTAGATGGACTGGATGATTTAGATGAAGATGAAATGCAAGAGTTCATCGTAATGACTCTAATGATTCCACCAGAGATGCTCAAGAAGATGTTAGATCAAGGTATCATTAAACCAGATCAGATGTCTGAGTTCTTATTTGATAACATGAACTCAGAAAAGATTACTGAGGAATACACTGGGGATGATAAAACTCACCCAGACTTTGGCAATAGACTGACTGATTGGAGTTCGGATATCGACGAATACCTTAACTAATTTGGAGACCACATGGATCGAGAAGTCTTGCTCCTGAACGCTTCTGAGGAAGTATTAAACGTGATCGATTGGAAAAAAGCAGTAGCCCTTTTGGAATCTGGGAAAGCGATAAAACCTTATTTCTTTTCTAAGACATATAAAATCAAAACATCGAAGGGAACATATCCGCTTCCTGCGGCACTTATGTTGATTCGATATGTTATGACACCATCTCAATCACATCTACCTACAAGAAGAAATATTTTCAAGAGGGATAACTGGACTTGCCAGTATTGTGGTTTACAGTCAAAAAACAAAAAGACTCTTACGATTGATCACGTTATGCCTAGATCAAGAGGAGGAGATTCTTCTTGGACGAATCTGACGACTGCCTGTGCATCTTGTAACTCGAAGAAGGGAAATCGACGACCCAAAGAATGTAAGATGCCCTTGATTAATAAACCAAGAAAACCAAAGCATCTAGAGATGCAGTTGGCTGAAATACAAGAAGAGTTACTTCGCGTCTGGGAACGATGGATACCAACCTAACACTATCCGGTATCCGGAGATATCCTTTTTCCTCTCGACAAGTCGAATTATATGGGAGATTGGAAAACTGTCAAGGAAAAACTTGACAATAATTTTTTAGAGGTTATATTATGACAAAAGGAAGTGATTCACTATGGCCAAGAAAACAAACCATTACATCGATAACAAATTGTTTTTCGAGAAGATGTCCGAGTGGAAAGAACAAGTAATCATTGCAGAGAGCAATGGAGATCCTAAACCTCCAATGACCGAATACATTGGTTCTTGTTTCATCAAGATTGCAACTAATCTTGCTCTTAAGCCTAACTTTATGAACTATTCATTCGTGGATGAAATGATCGGTGATGCGATTGAGAATTGTATTCTATACGCACACAACTTTAATCCAGAGAAATCAAAGAATCCCTTCTCATACTTTACTCAGATTATTTACTATGCCTTTCTTAGGCGTATAGAAAAAGAAAAGAAGCAATCATATGTTAAGTTTAAGATGATTGAAGAGGGTGATCACAATGGACATATTCATAAGTGGTTCAAGGAGAACTACTTTGATAAGAATCCAGATCAAGCAATGAAAGATTTCTTTCAGTTAAATGAGAATGACTTGAAGAAGTTTGAGCCTAAAAAGAGTAAGAAGAAAACTCAAGCCGGCTTGACTTCATGTTTTAAGGATGTAAATGAAGATAGCAATATTAAATGATACACATTGGGGCGCAAGATCAGATAGTCAAATATTCTTAGAATACTTCACGGACTTTTTTCGTGAACAGTTCTTTCCGTATTTGAAGGAGAACAACATTGATACTGTTCTTCATCTAGGTGATCTTATGGACAGACGAAAGTTTGTCAACTTCAATACATTGAATACTGTTCGTAGTGAGTTCATGGAGCCACTACTTCGTGAAGGAATAGTTGTTCATTGTATTCTAGGCAATCATGATACGTTCTACAAGAATACTAATGACCTTAACTCGGTCAACGAGTTGTTCGGTGATCGTTACTCAAACTTTTTTATCTACCAACAACCGATTGATCTAGAATTTGATGGTGTAAAAATTGGCATGGTTCCGTGGGTAAATAGCGAGAATCGTGATGGGACACTTGAGTACCTGAAGAACACAAAGAGCAACATCATCTGTGGTCACTTTGAACTGAATGGTTATGAGGTGATGCGAGGACTGCCTTTTGATGGTGGTATGTCTGACGAATGTCTGAAGAGATTTGATATGGTTTTGTCTGGACACTTCCACAGCCGTAGCGTTCAGAACAACGTGACGTATCTTGGAACTCAGTATCAGATTACCTTTAGTGATCTTAATGACAGAAAAGGCTTTCATGTCTTTGACACAGAGACGAGAGACTTGGAGTTTATTGAGAACCCAAGAAAGAAGTTCTTCAAGATCTCATATGATGACAGCCAAGATTTTGACATCAGTAAGTTCCCATTCAGTGAATACAAAAACGCCTATGTTAAGTTGTTTGTTGACAACAAAACTAAACCATATTTGTTTGACAGATTCCTAGACAACCTGTATGATGTACCAGTATCTAACGTGACTATAGTCGAAGACTATGGTGATGAAGACGAACTGGAAGAGGATGTCGATCTATCTTTAGATACTGTTTCAATCATATCGAATGAAGTAAATGATATGAAAGAACTAAATGAAGAGCAAAAGGTTAAGTTGAAACTAATGATTCGTGATTTGTATATGGAGTCGTTGTCTGTATGATTGAATTTAAAACTGTCCGATTTAAGAACTTTGGTTCTTTCGGAAACTATTTCACAGAAATATATCTCGACAAATATTCTATGGTTCTGGTGTCAGGATCGAACGGACAGGGTAAGTCTTTTGCCCTGCTTGATTCTATTACATTCGGTCTGTTTGGTAAGCCGTTTCGTAAGGTAAACATTCCTCAGTTGGTCAACAGCATCAACCAGAAGCATTGCGTGGTTGAGGTCGAGTTCTCAATTGGTAAAGATGACTACAAGGTTCGTCGTGGTCTGGCACCAAAGATCTTTGAGATCTACAAGAACGATGTAATGTTACATCAGGATGCCAAGGCGAAAGACTATCAGCGAATGCTTGAGGAGCAAATCCTGAAGATGAACTACAAGTCATTTACTCAGGTGGTGATTCTTGGTAGTTCATCATTCGTTCCTTTCATGCAGTTACCTGCCGCAGACCGTAGAGAAGTGATCGAGGACATTCTAGATATCCAGATTTTCTCCACAATGAATACACTTATGAAAAGTAAATATTCTGAAGTGAAGGAAAGTATTGGCATTATAGATCAAAGGATCGAAGTGATTGTCGAGAAGGTTTCCGTTCACAAGAAAATGATCGAGACTCTACAGAAGCAAAACGAAGACAACCTCGAAGTGATCATGACTGACATCAAGAACACAGAAGATAATATCACAGAGTTAGAGTCTACTATTGACACTTTACAGGCAGAGGTTGATAGTCTGTTGCTCGGTCTGTCAGAACAAGATGAAACTAAGAAGACGTTCCGCGAACTTACGAAGA